GATAAATTTCCTTTTTAACGTTGCCTAAACTATTAGGTACAACTTAGTTAAAATATTCAAAATATAACCTAAACCATAGTAATATTATAAATATAATGTAAAACATTTTGAACTCTTTGTTCATCTTACGGGTGTAATCACGCAACGTTTTACGTTTAAATAAAGAAAGCAGAAGCCAACTTATGATCTTTAAAAATCAACTGTGAGCTTAAACCTTCATGTGTCTCTAGATCCGGTAAATAAATTACTTTTTCTTCTTTCTTTGTTTGTCCTTGAACAGGAACTGGAGTGAAAATTAACTCCATTTTATCTGGTACATTAGGAAAAAACATAGCATCTAATTCTGTCCATGATACATTAGGCATTTCTAAGCCTTCCTTATTACATGCATCCTTTAACTTACTGAACCATTGTTTAAAAAATTTTGGGCCATGACCATAAGATAACTCTAAACTAGCTTTAACATTCAACAACGTTGCTTCTTTTATGCTAGGACTTTTCCAAACCCACTGTGCACATTCTGTTATTGATATCATATCTAATGGTGCTAACCACATTCCTTTCTTATTAGGATGTCTCGTAAATGTCCGCTTCAAAAAAGTTTCCTGCTCCAATGTTTGATATGCGATATTTCCAACTTTGCTGGCATCTGTATAAATAAAATCAAATTCAGCATACCAATTGGATAACGTCACACAGTTAAATCTATCCGCAAACTCATCCGAAACATTCACTAATTCGTCATCTCCATAAGTTACTTCTTCAACATGTTCGTCGTATAATGAAAGTGGTTCTTTTGTTATATCAATCCAACCCATTCGTAAAAGGATATGATGTACAATATCATTTAAGGGAGTTGTTATAGGATGTCCTGATGGAATACCACATAGAGTAAGATATACTGTGTTATTTACCAGATGAACAGTTTGTGTAACAGATAAAGAAAGCATAAATCTCATAAACTGATCTTTAATAAACTTCTCCTTGTCCTTATAACTGTGATGTTCTGCATACCAATCATTTATTAACTCAAATGCCTTTGCAACTAATTGCGCCCAAATTCGAGGACCATAGTCAGTAAAGTCACCCGAGAAAACCTTCTTTCCTTTTGAACTA